TTAAAGATTGCAGCTAAAGCTACAAAGATGATCATCCCATCTGCACTACAATTCACAGCTGAAAGACTTATGGCTTCTGCTGGTAGAGTTGGAACTGCTGATAATGATATCAACGCAATTAGATCTATGGGGATGATTCCTCAAGGTTACTCTGTTAATAATTTCTTAACAGACACTGATGCGTTCTTTATTATTACAGACGTGCCAAATGGTATGAAACATTTCGAAAGAACTCCTCTATCTACTAAGATGGAAGGTGACTTCGATACTGGTAATGTTAGATACAAAGCTAGAGAAAGATACGTATTTGGTGTATCTGACCCTAGAGGTATCTTTGGTTCTCCAGGAGCTTAATACTTCATTTTTTGTGGCGGGACATAGTCTCGCCACATTTAACATATAGAAAGACAAAACCATGAAAAAATTCCTAATAAACATATATGCTTATGACCATCACGGTAGATTTGAAGTAGAATCTAAAGATGATGCCATTTCTTTAGAGCAATCAATAGTTGACAAGCTAGGAGAAAACAGTATAGTTTGGGAAAAATCGGGAATGTTTAGAAACTTTCCTTATCGGATAACTTATGAAGAGGTTATAAATGATACAAGACCTATACAAAGCAAAAAGGTCCTTGGAGTTGAAGTGGGAACAGGAGCATCTGTCTAATAACAGATACACTCTTGAGATGGTTAGAATTGACGATAAAGTCAAACAGATCATCACAGATATCAAGCTTGAAGAAGCTAGGATTGCTCACTTACAGAACAACGTAGAAGGTTCTGCTCCACAAGTTTCTGTAGCTACTTAGAATAAAAGCTACATCGTTGGAAAAATCCACTCCACATTACAGGCTCTCTTGCACTCTACTAAAAAGTGTTATATAAATTAATCACTATACATAAATAATAAAGATTAAATGTAGACGCGTATAGTCGACAACCCCTAGGGACTACATTTAAGATATCTAGGAGGATATTAATATGGCTAATACAACATTTACAGGACCGGTAAGATCCGAAAACGGATTCCAGTCTGTAGTAAAAAACCTATCAACAGGTGTTTATACACCTAACTACCTAAACGTAAAATTTGATTTCGTTGGAATGACTCATGCTGCAGTTACTGCAGGAGCTGGAGTTGCTCTACCTGGTAATCAAGTTAGTACGGTAAACTTTACAGGCGCAGCAGCTTGTTCAATGACTTTACCGTCAGCTATTGCAGGAACTAGATGTGCTTACGTTCAAAGAGTAGATACTACTGGTGGAACAAACACTTTAACTTTTGATGCACTAGGAACAGACGCTTGGTACACAGGTTCACTAATTGAAACTAGAGCAGCTGATAATGTTTCTTACGATACATCAACAGCAGGTGAAGGTTCTTTAGTTTTTACGGCAGCTAACGCAACTACAAATTTCTTTACAATCGGATCTATTTTATATTTCTCTTGTACGGAAGATGGCTTATGGCATGTAGGTCTTGACTCAGCTAAAGATCCTTTAGCAGTCAAAGGCGCATTTGCTTGGGCAGCTTAATAAATAATTAGTGTGGGGCTTCGGCCCCACATAAATTTAATAGGAGAAACAAATGTCGTTTAAAAATGATATACAAGCAACTAGATCCGCAGCAGCAGCTGGCGCAACAGCTATTATAGCGCCACCAGTAAGATTAAGAGGTATAATTATTGCTTCTGATGGTAATGGCGCAGGTGTTTTAGAACTTACAACAACATCAAATTCAGGAACAACTTTACTTTTTGCAGATGTTCCAACAGGTGATGTAATTAATTTCAATTTTCCTGAAGATGGAATTTTATTTCCAAAAGGAATTTTTTGTAAAACTAAAACAAATGTCACTGCTTACACTTTATTGACAGACAAATATTCTGGTCCTAATTTAACAGCAGGATAGGAGGTCTAAGTGGCTAACGTAACCTCGGGTTCTTATGTTTTTGATAAGAACCTCGGAATAGATGAGATTATTGAAGATGCATATGAACGTATTGGTATGCAGGGTGTTTCTGGTTATCAATTAAAAACTGCGAAACGATCTTTAAATATTTTATTTTCTGAATGGGGGAATAGAGGATTACAGTTTTGGGAAGTTAAAAACCAAAGTGTAGCTTTAGTGAACGGTCAAGCAGTCTATACTTTTTATAGATCCCCGACCGACGGTACATCAAGCGGTATTAGTACAACTCTGTCTGCAGGAATAAATGCTGCAGTTACCACAATCGGTGTTGCTTCTGTTACAGGAATGCCTACGACCGGTGGTATAGTTCTTATTGGTACTGAACAAATTACTTATTCTGGAATTTCTTCATTAAATTTAACAGGGTGTGTTAGAGGTGTTAACGGTAGCACAGCAGCTACTCACAACACTGGTGATACAGTTGTTCAATTTCCAAATGGAATGACAGATATTCAAGAAGCTAGTTATAGAGTTGCATCAACTAATGTTGATACACCTATGACAAGAATTAGTAGATCGCAGTATCAAGCATTTTCTAATAAAACAGATTTAGGTTTACCTACACAATATTGGATACAAAGATTTATAGATAAAACAACTATGACTTTATATTTAACTCCAGGTAGTTCACAAGCTGGAAACTTTATAAATTTTTATTATACAAAAAGAATTGATGATGTAGGTGCTTACACGAATGCAACTGATGTACCTTATAGATTTGTACCATGTATGATTTCAGGTTTAGCTTATTACCTATCAGTAAAATACGCACCACAAAGAACACAAGAATTAAAGATGTTATATGAAGATGAATTATTAAGAGCAGAAGATGAAGATGGTTCTTCTAACTCAACTTACATAGCACCTAAAGTATATTACCCAGGAGTATAATGAGTAGTTTTGCACAAGGTAAATTTGCATTAGCGATATCAGATAGATCAGGTATGGCTTTTCCATATAATGAAATGGTTAGAGAATGGAATGGTGCCTTGGTCCACGTTTCAGAGTACGAGCCTAAACAACCACAGTTAGATCCTAAACCTACAAGTGCAGATCCACAAGCTTTACAAAGAGCAAGAACGGCTAGAACAGAATTTCCAACAGAAGATTTTTTACCAGAAAATCCTTTTGTAACTGCATCTAATACTACATTAAAAATTAATTTTCCAAACGGTGATTTACAGATAAATGATTTTGCAAGATTTAGAAATGTTAAATCTCCGGTAGGTGGTGTTGCAATATCAACATTACAAATGTCTACAACATTAAATGGAGCAATAACAGATACTGCTACTACAATTGATTTAACTGACGGGTCTGAGTTTCCTACTTCAGGTTTTATTATGATAGAAAAAGTTTTAACTTCTTCAGATACAACAGATCCACTTCTTGTTGGAACATACCAAAATGAAGTTATACAATACACAGGAAGATCCACGAATCAATTAACAGGATGCACTAGAGGAACAAGTGCACCTTACAGAGGGGTTTCTCCTGAATCTACAGTTGCTGGATCTCATTCTAATTTAGCAAAAGTTTTTGGTTGTTATAAAGTTGTTTCTTTAAATGAAACATCGGTTCCAAGTACAGGTCAACCATCTACAACTACACAATTTGATGGTATAAATGTTACATTAACTAACGCTGCATCAAGCACAGAAACAGGAGGCGGTTTTCAGTGTACAATTGGGCCCGTAAATGATAGAGCTTAATTATGTCAGGAATTTCAAAATATACATACACTACATTAAAACAAGCTATCTTAGATTACACTGAAGTAGACGATTCTGTTTTTACAACAACTGTTTTAGATGGTTTTATCATGTCTGCAGAAATGAGAATTAATCAAGAGCTTCCAATGGATTCAGATAGATTTGTTCAAGAAGGTACTTTAGTTGCAGATGATAATACTATTAATGCGCCTGCAGGAACTTTGTTTATAAGAGGTATTGAAGTTTTTGATTCAACTTCAGTTACTACAGGAAAAGGGACTTGGTTAGAAAAAAAAGATCAAACATATTTATCAGAATACACAGACAGATTAACAGGAACAGAAGGTGATTTAACAGCACAAGATGTTACGGGATTTCCTAAGTATTATGCCATGTTTGGTGGAGCAACGAATACTACTACAACCACTTCAGGGGGTATGTATCTAGCACCTACGCCAGATGCAAATTATATGTTTAGAGTATATTATAATAAATATCCTACAGGATTAGGTTCTGGATCAGACGGAACAGCAGAGACTTATTTAAGTACCTATTTTCCACAAGGTCTTTTATATGCTTGTTTAGTAGAAGCATTTGGGTTTTTAAAAGGTCCAATAGATATGTTGACATATTATGAAAATAGATATAAAAATGCAGTACAACAGTTCGCAGGAATGCAACTGGGTAGACGAAGACGAGACGATTATACTGACGGAACAGTTAGAATACAGGTTAAGTCCCCGTCTCCATAAATTGAGGAGAAAAAATTATGGCAATAACATCGGCAATATGTAACAGTTTTAAAAACGAAGTTTTGACAGCTACACATAACTTTACGGCGTCTACAGGAAACACTTTTAAAATTGCACTTTACACAAGTTCAGCAACTCTAAGTGCATCAACTACAGCTTACAGTTCATCAAATGAAATTACAAATGCATCTGGATCTGCTTACACAGCCGGAGGAAAAGCATTAACAAACATTACTCCATCTTTAGATGGATCAACAGCTTGCGTTGATTTTGCAGACGTAAGTTT